ATATCCTGTCTCGGGTGAGCTGCTGACAATCGAACCAACACACCTTTAACGAACGGAAGTTTCTGTCGTCTCTGGAAATCAGAGTTATGAAACGCCATATTAATTTCATTTGCCGCGAGTCTCTTTGCATTCTTTGCCGATGATCGATATACTCCGCGTCCTGGATGATACTGTTTAGCCGCCGCAGATAATACAAGATTACCGTCTTTGTCTCTGACGCGCCGGAACAGTTTCTCGGGCTCATTCAATAATTGCCGTATATCTTGCGAGACTTTTTGTGCCGATCTGCCTTGAGTTATTCCTGAACCGAGATATAATTCAAGTAATTCCTGATTCTGCACGTTTGCGATATTCCATACTCGTTGACTGAGATTCAGTCCTGCTTGTTTTCTCGTGATGAAACTATCAAGCGCGAGAAGATTTAATCCCTGCATTGATTCTATGATTTTAGGATCAGCAAGCGGTGTATATCCTGCAACCTGTTTAATAATATCATCATTCTTATCATTTCCAAGCGTCCATTGTGCTTTAATTCCATCATCAATACTTGCAAGCGTATTATCCGAGAATTCTTCAAGCACTCTATCGATCTTGTTTTTCAGTGATGTATTACGCGCATATATGTTTCTTGCAGGATAATCTGACGGATATTTGATTTTCGCCTGATTGATTATTTTCGCAATCTCGCGCTCAAGCTGTACGAGAACTTTGCCAAGCTCACGATTATTGCTTAATATGCCGGCTTTGTTTAATTTATTGTATGTGAAATCAAGTTGCATTATAGCGAACTCCATATTCAAGATACTTACCGAATTTCACTTCGGGATCAAGATTTATTCTGATTGTTTTTTTATCAATCATATTAAATGAAATATGTTTTCTTATATAATCAATCATTTCTTTCATCTTCATTCTCCTTTTGGGATAGAACGCGACCTTTCGGTTATGGTCAGTAAATTGTTCACGTTAAACAATCCAGCCGCGCAACCCCCTATTCATTACTGGTGACACTTTAAATATCCCGCCGCGGTACAAGGATAAGTTTGAAAGGAAAGCATCACCAGTATTTATGGTTAATCTCCATAAGAACGGATAATACCTACAAATGTTATTACAAGTCCAACACCTATCATGACTAAAGTTGTTACTTCAATAAGAGACTTTGCCACTTCCATGATTTCCATTTTACTTCTCCTGTTTAAAATGTTCTTTTATAAACTTATCCGCGTGATATATAAAACATACCGGAGTGTCTTGATCTTTATACGCCATCTTCGAATCATGAACTGGTATTGAATGACATTCACCTACATCACTATCAAATATACTGTCTTCGGGATTTCTTTTCCAATATGGACAGTCTTTACATGTCACCATCTCATTCACTCCACTGAATATTCAAACTCGATATAGGATTCGCTCCCCATTCACCTGTCTCACTGCTCATATCCTTTTCAGGCTCTTGTGGAATATTCTCAAATACAACGTTTATTTTCATTGCCGCTTTCAAGCCTTTAATATTCTCAATATCAGCTTTCACATTAAACGCAAGCATGTATTCCCATTCCCTGACCTTTTCAGGTTCGGGATCGATATCAAATGATCGTAAATTCATCATACCGTAATTCGTTTCAAGCCAACCCTCGGCAGTACAGCAAGGATGCCCGATCTCAAGCCAGGTAAGCTGACAGCAATTTGACATAGCTTCCCAGTCTTGCGCTTTCCATGCTTCGAGAAATGATGTGAGACGTTGTAATGCGGGGTGTTGAGTTACCGGTTGAGTCAGCTTTTCAACTTGTTTTTTTGTGAGTGTTTGACGTGTATTTGCTTCAGGTTTATTCTTGCGGGTATACTTACGTTTCGGCTTTGAAGATTTTGTTGGTTTTCCCATTTAAATTCTCCTTATGTGCGTTGTGTTCTTATTATATTACATATCTTAATATATGTCAAGTAATATTTTCAAAAAAGGACTGACAGGATATATAAGCTATGTGCAATCTGTTGTGACCCAGTTCCCACACTTCATTTTATCCGTTTAGGACTTATATACCCTATGGCAATTTCATCACATTAAACTTCCACCTCAGTCTTGTTGCTTCATAATATCAAACTTCCTGCCTCAACTCCCTGAGTAACAACTTCGCGCTTCTCGTCTTCATCCATTTCGGTTTCTTCAGTTTTCACATCTGTTACAAGCGGATTATTTCGTAATGCTGTCTTGCGTGACATGACAGGCTGTCCGGCAAGTCCTTCAGTGAGTGTTTCAATCGCTTCTTTAATGTCCTGCGGAGTCGGATCTTGGAACTTAACTGTGACTTCCATCGCTTGTGTCGCAGCTTCAATCGCAACATTCGTTATACTCAACATCTGTTTCACAAGATTAACACGCCGTGCAAGTCCTTCTCCGAATACTTCCTGATGATTCATTGATTTCAATGTCGCATCAAAGAATAACAGTTTCAATGCTATTCCTGACAGGCTTGATATACCTTTTACTGAGCTGAACGATACGTCCGGAGTCGATGTCAGTGTATAAATCAGATCCTTTAGATTATTGCCTTCGAATGTTATTGATTCAGGCTCACGATCCCATGTAAGGTATTCAGCATCGCCATATATGACATCTTTCCCGTCACCTGTAGTCTGTGATTCAAATTGAAGAATTTTGCCTGTTTGAGATTTATCAGGTGGCTTAACCATTTTACCTTTTATCTTCATAATCGGTGAGCCGTAATAATCATTTTCATCTGCATGTTTCGATATATGTTCTTCGTATCGTTCAATGAGTGATTCAACATCTTTCCATTCAGACTGCTCTTGAGCATAGTATATGATCGGTATTTTACCAAACGGATTCGGCTTATTACTTTGTTCTTCCCATCCAGATCCTGACTGAACGTATGTAATGAAATTTGATGCAGTAAGAATTGTGACGAAGTTCTTTGATACTATCTTTTTTGTTTTTTCGTCATACGCTTTGCCGGAATACGTCATTGTGAATGCAATCATGTCTCCGAACTGATCGAAATACGGGAATATCTGATATCCTGTTTTAACAGACAATAACACGACATTTATTTTCGATGCAATATAACCTGGATCGTCAGGTGTTTTCGGAGCGTCAGCATCGAAGCTATCGTTTGTCGCTACCCACCATTCAGCCGATCTTGTTTCAATCATTGTCGTTCGAGCAAGTTTCCTGTCGAAATACTGCATTTTACGCTGTCTGAATAAGTCTTCCATGCTATTGAACGCATCTTGAGTGTTATCCTCTGAATCAAGTACATATTTGACAGGTCTGCCGAACAGAAAAGCAACCGCAAGATTAGTGATCAGCTTTTGGAATGTCGTTACAAGACGTGCTACTGGAATAGTTTTCGCACTTGTACCTTCACCGATTTTTTTATCAGGCTTTAAAAGAATCTTATGCTTGCCATCGTATTCATCTTGATTTATCCCTGCTTGTTTGACATATTCATCGTCTTCAGTAAGCGCGGCAATAATCTTTTTCGGATCGTTTAAAGCAAGTATCTGATCAATTATGTTTACTGTTTTTTCAGCCATGATTAACTCCTTGTGTTACATTGGAATTCCGTATACACTTAAATCTTCAATAACTTCAGTTTCAATTGTCATTATCTGCTCACTCAATGCGTATCGTATTGCGTCAATTGCATGATTAAACTTATCAATAGGAATATTTAATATATTACCATCCTTATCTTCTTTCCACTGATACATTTCAAACTCATTGATGACATCCTGAAGCTCGTAATGAATCACTATCTTGTGTTGCTGAATCCATTGAATACCATGATTAACTGAGCCTGGTTTCTTGTTCGCACCGCGTACATTGATATTAAAGTCGTTACTCAGTTCCCATATTGATTTCGGTTCTGCTGAATCTGCAAGTATCTGCTCCTGGCTGCCTTTCGATTTCAACGTCAAAGGCATTATTTCTTCTATCTTACCGGCAATATCCCTGTTCGTTAATCCGTATTCATAAAACGCATGAGTAATATATATCGTATCATCTCGGACAGCAAGCCTTACTCCGGTTGATGGATCGTTCGTAAAACCGAAATCAAGTCCATTTTTATAGTTATCAAACTGATCTCGCATCTCAGATAAGTCTCGCTTCTCCCAATTGGTGAATATTAATGCGCCGAGTACACCCCAATTTCCAAGCGTATAAACGTTATAAAAATATTCATTCGTTTCACTTTCGAGTCGATCAATATCTTGCTGAGTTAAGAATTTATTATCTTTATATGTTGTTTTTAATATGAGTTTCTTGTCGTCTCTATATAATTTATCATCATCACCGAAACATCCTTGAAAGAATTCTTTATATATCCAGTGTGTTTTTAATATTGGATTAAAAAGAAATATTTCTCTTTTTATTATTTTATCCGATCCACCTCGAAGACGTTTACTGACTTCTTTATAAGCATTATATTCATCTTCTGTCGCTTCTTCGTAAAGAACATCTGTGACAACTCCCTTTATCGGTGTTATTGACTTAAGTTTTTGAGGATCATCAAGTCCTGAGAATAAAATCTGATAGCCATTATCACAAGTAATAGTAAAATCAGATTTATTGGGCTTGAATGACTTGTCAAGATCCCAAATACCTATGCATTTAATAATCTCATTATAAACTGACCCTCGAATCGATTTGCCAACATTTCTTACTATTAAATAATTACGTCCTCCTTTTAAAACATCAATTATTACTCTCTGCGCTCCAATGCAATAAGATTTACCAGAACTCGATCCTCCAAAAAATACCTGAAGCGGTGTTTGATCGTTTATAAATGGCAAATAAACAGGATTAAATAATTTAGCAGGAAAATGTTTCGGTATATCAGTCTTCATCTTCACCCACAGTAATTATATAATTTATGTTTGTTTGAACATTATCTTCATAAAGTCTCTGAATCTTCGCGAGTTCTGAAAGTGATTTAGTTTTACTTTCAAATTTTAGTTTCTTAACGGTATCATATTCTTCACCATCTTTTTTTATTATTGTTTCGATTTGTTCAACACAGTATGTCACATCATCAGGCAATGATTCAAGATTAGCTATATTTCCGGTTTCATCAAGAATTTTTTTAACATTAAAATCTGATATCATTCTATGTTTTTTTATCGTATCATAATGATCGTTTTTCATTTCCTCGAGAAGTTCAGCTTTGAGTTTTGACATGTATTTAATAATTTCAACATTTTTCAACAGACGCTGACCTTGAGAATAAGCTGTCTTTTTTGAATATCCCGCATGAATTGCAGATTGAGTTGCATTGCCATAATATTTTGTGAGATAATATTCACAGAACAGTTTCTGTTTCGGAGTCATGCCAGTCTCCTAAGTTTTGAGGAAGCTTGCTTGAAAGCGGCAGAACAATCAAGCAAGCCCTGTTGAGAAGAATCGAAAGAAGAACTACTTGCTCGGTATTAAACCCGAACACACTTTGAATATAATATAGTTTCGTAAAAAAACAAGTAATATTTAAAAAGTAGTGAACATAATGGTGTAAACGAAGTGTAAACGAGTAAGTCATTGTTTTTATTGAGCGAAAAAATCT